CTTTCAGGAGACATATGCCAATATGTTCCCTGACATTCTATTACTAATTTTTTAGTTGGAATATAAAGGTCAACAAACATATTTGATATTTGATGACATTGTTGAAATTCTAATCCTTTTGATTTTATGTAATCCGCTACTTTATATTCTATTTTTGATTTTCCAAAAGAATCGAATTTTTTATACCACTCGACCCATTTTGGAAATAATCCAAATTTTTCTATTTTTTCTTTATATTTTTTACCATTTTTTTTATGTATCCGTCTCATTTTTTGATAAAATTTTATATCATTTCTATAAAGATATTTAAATTTATCTGTCATTTTATGAACACCAAGAGAACTTTGCTTTTTAATACACACATCACACATTTTTCTAGGAACCAATTTTCCGCACGGTTCTCTTTTATTAATCAATTCCTTATTACAAACAGAACAATTGGATTTAATAGTATCTTTTAATTTTTCTTGAAAAATTTGATGTTTATGATTTTTTCTACAAACAGAAGAACAATACTTTAATCTTTCTAATTTTTGTATAAATTTTCGTCTCATTATATTACCACAATTTAAGCACGGTTTTTCATATAATGGGGTTATTAACCAATGATGTTCTGACCTGCATTTACGACAACAGTATAATTTTTTCTTTTTATCGTATTCCGATTGGTAAATATTAAAAATATTATTACAATTTGGATTTAAGCATTTAACCGATATTAATTTTCCGTGTGAAATATTCATATACTAATAAATAGTATAAAGCAGGTAGTTCCTATCATTTCTTTTTTAGGAAATTATATCTCAAAGACAAGTTGCGCGGATGTCGCTATTCGGGAATTTAACTTCGAATATCGACGGATCGAGTGATGGATAAATCATATCGTTTTGTGTAGCTGCATCAATATCATATTCCACAGGAGAGTAATTTCCACCATTGGTGGTCAATGGAGTTAGATTCTTTATATCCAACGTAGTAACAGTCTGAACACCCTCTACTTTAGCTATTTCAAGTCGCAAACTACTCAAATTGATAGCTTGTGAAAATTCCCACGTATCAATATCAAAAAAGTTTTGGACGGCTTCAATGGCATTTGCTAATATATCCTTCTTGTTGTAACCCTTGAAAACTGTTATTGCGAATTGAACACCAATATTTATTACATATCCATCAATAATGTTGATGCTGTCTGTTAACATTCTATACTTCCTCAAATACGTCAACATATTTGTAACTAACGCTTCATTAGGAGTAGTTAAGTTTTTGTTTTCATCAAATGACAAAACATACAAGTTTACAGCGAACGGGTTACTTCTATCAAAAGCAATCTTTCTGAAATAGTTTTGGGTATTTGCATTGTTTACTGTTGCCGTGTTATCGGAATTCACGGTTCCTGTCAATATTTGGTTCTGGTTTACATCCAAACTGTTGTAAGTTATTACCTGTACTTTAGCCACAGAACCATATTTTGCAGGTAAAGCATATACTCTTGCTAGATAATCGTCTTGAGTAACAATGCGGTCTTGGGCAGCAAAAGCTGCAATAGCATTTTGTCGAACATTGTTATCACTCTCAGGTCCAGATCCACCAACCGTAGCATCAGAATTGTTAACTCTCAACGAAGTTTTTACCGTATTTAGAAGACTGGATTCTTCTGGTGTAAGAGCATCTGTTGTGTTGTTTATAGAAACAGCGTCAATGTTAATTATAGAATTTGACGGTGAATTAGACTCATATCCACCACCAACCGTGTAGGTTACAGTCAATGTTGTGTTGGATGGTGCAAGTCCATAGGTATCGTTTTGTAGGAAGTTGGATGGGTCTAATGAAATGTTTAAGTTGTTAATATTTGACAATCCAACACCAACCTGTTGTGAACTAAGGTTGATAATTTCATCAGCAAACCCACTTGTTCCTGACCCAAACTCCAAAAATGTAAGGTTATTTTGGTCAACATTCACAGTAAATCTACGTGATGTTTTCAAGTAATTTAGAATATATGGAACGGTGGTTTTGTATTGAGAAAGGATTCCTTCTGTTACGTCATTGTTTGGAACATCAGCCAAAACCATTTCCTGAGCTAAAAAGTCAACCTGATACCACTTGTTATTATCTGCATCAACTACACTAATAATCTCCAAAACGTTATTTTCATCCAAATATAGATTAAGAAATGGTGTCATTTCTGATACGGTGAATGTTTTTTGTATAACTTTCCCAGACCTGATGTTTGCAGTTTTTTGAAGTAAAAAATACGTTGGAACACCTGCATCATCACGTTGATAAACAGATGAAGAAAGTGGGGATAAAGAGGTATTTACTGAAAAATCTATAGGTGCAGAAGTCAGAAATGAAGACCCAACATTGTTGGATACTTGCATATTTTCTTGTATATTCAAAGTATAACTGTTATCGGGAACATAACTTCCGTTTGCATCGGTTGTGGATGGACAAATCTGAAATACATCTACTGTTCCTGTTGCACCTTTAGATGGAGAAGTTGTATAGCCTAGGTATTTTGCAAGGGCTATGATGTTTTTCCTTTCTGTTGTGTTATAGAGAAGGCCTTCCTTGAAAGCATAATCAGTGTAATAAGATAATACGTCACCAACATACGACGCCATATCAATGAACATCATACCCGGCGATGCGTCTGAGAAGTCAGCATACGTGCTTGGATAGTAATACTTAGCAAAATTGATTAAATTCTCATGAAAAGCTGAGAAGTCTTTGTTAAGATACCTTACTTCTTTAGATTTTGGTTGAAAGCTTTTCTGTGTGGTGGTAGCCATTAAATTATTTCCTTCTTTCTTTCTAAGACATTCTTAAATTGTTTATTTACCGCATCATATCTCCAAAACTTTTTTGGTTTAAGAATGTCTATAATTTTTTGTTGTCTTACTAAATCTTTTTCTTTTTGGCCTATCGAACTATGATATTTTGTATCATATTCTAATACCACGTTTTTCTCTTTATCATAACCATCGAGATAACAAAGAAAATCGTCGGTGTGAATTTGATAATTTGGTTGAAAATTAAATCCCAAAAGTTTCCATTTATCTAATAACTCTAACTGACCTTTATCAACCGATTTACCTAAGTATTTTGTTTCGACCAATGCTTTTATATGACGTTTTCTAATTTCTGGTGAATGTAATGCTTTTTTTGTTAAAATTGAACGCTTTTTTTTCTCTTCTGGATGAATTTTCCAATATTTTCTCTGTGCAATAGATGATTTTTGTTTTTCCTTTATATCAAGGTATCTTTCTTTCTGTGCAATAGATAATTTTTCTATTTCTTTTTTATTTTCAAATCGTTTTTTTTGTGCAATGGATAATTTTTCTATTTCCATTGGGTCAGAATATCTTTTCTTCAAAGCGTCAATTTGTTTTTGCTTATACTCTTCGTTAAAACTTCTTTTAACATAACCAGCAGCCAATTTTTTTCTATATTCTTCGTTAGAATTATTTTTAATTGTAGCGCAACTACTACATAGACTATTATTTTTAATAGCTCTATTTAAACTTTGTTTAAAAATATAACACATTTTCTTATTACATTTTGGACAAACTCTACTATATTTTTCACTACTCATATCACATTATTGAATTATTTACAGTTATGACCACCGTATCAGACTGCTTTGTTAAATTGACGATGAAAGATACAGCAATTTCTAGCATATAAATATCTGTATTTGATGTTATTTGATCGGTTGTTAGTAGATTTGCTGTTACGTTAGTAACTGTTACGTTTGGTATCCACATGGATATGTCTTCGGTCACTATATGAACCGCTTGGTCTTTCAACGTATTTACATTTTGTTCAAATACCAAGTTCCACAATCTTGTACCAAAGGTGGGTTGCATCCTTCTTTCACCTTGCCTAGTGTTCAAAAGGTTAATGAGGTTGGTTTTGACTTGAGTAAGAGTATCAAATGATTGAGCAAAATAACCACTATTCCCATCTGTAATAGGTAAGGTTATTCCGATGGGTTTGGCTATCGTAGGATTTTGAATAATGGTAGCCATCCTGTTATACAACCCCCTCTATTATATTTTTAAACTTATTATTTACAACATCGTATCTCCAAAACTTTTTTGGTTTAAGAATATCTATTATTTTTTGTTGTCTTATCAAATCTTTTTTTCTGTAATATGATTTATTATGATATTTTGTATCATACTCTAATACCACATTTTTTTCTCTATCATAGGCATCAACGTAAAATAAATCTTGGTTAGTTTTTATTTGATAATTTGGTTGAAAATTAAATCCAAGTTTATTCCACTTTTCAATAAACTCCAACTGTCCTTTATCACATTTTACTTTTAGCCATTTTGATTGATGCAAGGCATCTAAATGTTTTTTTCTAATATCTGGTCTATGCAATGCTTCTTTTACTAATTTAGAAGTTTTCTTTCTCTCATTTAAATTGGTATATCTTTTAATCTGAGAATTAGATGATTTTTCTTTTTCCTCTAAATTAGAATATCTCTTTTTCTGTGACGTGGACATTTGTTTTAATGTTTCTTTTATTCTTTTTTTTCCTAAATTAGATTGAGATATTTTCTTTAATGTATCCTCTGAATGAACTCTACAATTTAAACACGATAAATTATTTTCTATAGATTTTTTAAAGGAAGATTTAGCCCATTTTCCAGTATAAATCATATATCTACTACATTTTGGACACTGTTTTTTAAATTCATTCATAAATTAGCCTGAAAGGACTTTGGTTGGGTCAATATATCCACCCGGAGCTAATCCCTTCTTCTGTTCATCCATTCTCTTCATTACCGCTCTAAAGTCTTTTTTGAATACTTTCTTCAAAATATCAGGAACTTCACTACCACCATCCAGAGCGGACGGTTGATTCATAACTGCTGGGCCTGATGGTCCAACCATTTGTTTCAGGAAATCCAATTTGGTAACTGGAGCACTTTCAACAGCGGTATCACTTTTACCAATCTTTTCAAAATCACCTTCCATCATTGCCATAAGACCTGTTGACATTTCAGCCGTCTTTGGAAGTGGTGTAAAATGTCTAGCGGTTTCAGCCAATACAGTATTGAGTTTTGGGTTGTTGGTTTTAAGAATAGGCATTTCCGATGTTTCTGGTTCATACTCTATATCTTGTCCAACAGCATCTTTTCGTTCACTGACTATTGTTGGTGTGGGATTGTTAGATTTGATTTCTTTAACCATTTCTACCAATACTTTTCCCATAGCTCTACTGACTTCTTCGGATACGGCTTTTTTTACTTCAGCCCTTATCAATCCTCTAATTGCTTTTTTTAGTTCTTCAATTTTCATATAATGTGTGTTATGCTACTTTTGGTGGAGTTGGAATACTCACGCCAGAAGGTGTTGACAGTGATGATGGAACGCTTGTACCTGCTGCAAGCGACGGCATTGATGTTGACTGAACATTTGGGGTAGTCGGAACGCTAGGTGTGCTAGGAACATATATTCCAGCAGACTGAAAATTTGGTGTGGAAGGCATATCAACAGGTTTAGGTAATATAGGTTGATATTTTTGGAAATCGGGAGCTTGTTGGGCAGCTTTCATTTTAGAAGATACCGATGATTGCATACCATTTAATTTGTTCAAACTAGATGCGGTAACACCTTTTTGACCAGAATTAAGAGCTGCTACTACTTTAGCTTTTGCAGATGATATTGCAGATTGTGCAGATTGCAATTTGGATAACATGCTGGTAGGTTTTATATTACTACCGCCACTAAATCCACCCGGTACGCCCACCCCCGTCTGTGTATCTATCTTTACTACTGTGCTTGGTTTTGATATAGACCCTAAAGAAGACGCACCCGGCATGGAAGGAACGCTCGGAACACTTGGATCGCTTATTCCACCTGATAAACCTGTTATTGGTAATGCCATATTTTAACCTTGTAATTCTTCACCATCACTACCCGGAGCATACCCGCCTCCGGTAACAAATACTCTTCTGCTTAATAAAGTTTGAAGATTTTGTTGTAAAATCATCAATTTCATAAACTGAACTGTCGTCTGAGTTTCATTAGGATTTGGTGTACCTACTGAACCACCTTGGGCATCTGGATGGGTGTGAAGATACCAATGGGTATGCTGCAACAACCAATCACATAATGCGTATAACCAATTCACCGATGTTTGTCCTAATAAAACTGGCTCTCCAGTTTGGTCATATTCTCCTAAATAAATAGCCGGGGAATTGAAGACAGTTTTATTATTTGTTGTAAATACTATCTGCTTATGAGCATCCACCGTGTATTCATCGTCAGTAACGAACGCCATTCTCTTCTTAGAATAATGAAACATTTCGTTGGCTTTAGCTGAAACGACGATTCTATCACTGTTTATCACTATCTGATCGCCTGTTAATCTCGGAAATTGAAAATCGGTGTTCCCATCAAAGGCAGACTGTTCCTCTCCACTTCCCCACATAGCTTTTAAGCAAGTAGTCTGAAACTCGCTTTCGGTGACGCCAGAGGTAAGATGAATTGATGAACCATCGTTGTTAACATCTTCTACCATGTATCCACCAACGTTCTTTTCTTCCTCTGTGCCTGCGTTTATAGGTCGTTGGCGGTTACGAATTAGTAACATTGGGTTGCCACCACCAGCCTCTTTACCTGATTTTGGATTAATTGTACCATCGCCCTTATAATCAGTATATCCTGAGAAATCGCTGTCTTTTCCAACGTCTTTTGTCCTATCATCATCATAAGCAGCAAATCGAATGGATTGACCAAAACGACTTTCAAGAATGGTATCGCCCTCACGCCTTTTGAGAGAACGTATTCTTGGGTTGTATGTGAAATATCGTCCTAATACTCCCTGATAACCATTACTACCCTGAGAGTTTAGTTTTGATATAGGCCCCTCATATGGTGACAATTTCGTGTTTGGGTCAAATGTCAGTTCACAGTTTCCTTGAACAATACCGTTTGGACTGGTTCTGAAACCACCAAATACAATTTCTGAGTTGAAACTTGCATTAGCATTTAGTGTATTGAATTGGTTGATTTTTCTTGTATAGTAATACTTACCCAAATAAAATACAACACTTACCATTTCGTTTACTATCGGATATTCTGATATATTTGACTCAAGTGGTAATGCCCATATCAAATCATTTTTTGCAACATTTCTTTGACTACAAACCATTCTAACTAAAGCTCTTCCTACCCAAGTGTAATCGGGGTCGGTTTTTGAAGGTGGTTGGCCGTTTGCTCCTATAGGCCATTGATCTGGGATAAGTTTGTATTTTTCGTTGGTAAAATAGTCATGATCTTTGTCAAGTATAACATCCAACACTATTGCTGGTTCCATTTCATAAAACTCGTCAGCGACAGATTTACCCCTGCGCATCGTGAATGAAAGGGATACGGAGTCTAACGATGGTGAATTGATGCTAACTGGTCCATTCCAATATGCCATAACTTATTCTTTTTTTGATTGAGATATCGTTTTAACAATTACAGCATCTGTGTTGGTTATCTCATTGATACTTGACATCAACTCTTTCTTTTCGATTTCGGTGAGGCCGTAAGTGCTACCGTTGGCTTCTGCATTTGCTTGCAGAGCCATGATTCTTTGACAGATTTGGGCTAGTTTTATTAGAGCTTCGTCGTTAGAAATACCAGCATCAATATATTGCTTGATAAGAGGGATGACCTGCATGGCATCATTGATAGTTTTAATCATCGGACGCAAATCACCAATGAAAACTTCAATCTGTTCCTTGCGGTTTTCCTGATTAGCTACAATATCTTTACACAAATCCCTAAAGGATTTTCCTTGAAACAACTCGAAGTCAGTGTCCATAAATTTCGTTTTTCAATATAATTTCTATATTTTGAAAGTCATAATATGGTATTCTTACCAATTTTATTCCCCTCTGATATACATATACGTTTTTTAAATTATCTCTTCTTTTCGTTTCTTCTAAATCCGATGTGGTTTTGTGATGTTTTCCTAGATACATTTTTCTAAAATGTTGTTCTCCATCATATTCTATGAGTATATTTTTATCATTATCCTTTTATATAACTATCAATATTCACCACCCCTCTATTAAGATAAGATTTAGAAATATTTGTTTGATACTGTCGCATACGATTGATCACCTTTGTTATTTGTTGAGTCTTGCAACAAGAAATTTCTCTGATGTAGAGATACAACGCCTTTTTGTTAAACATAGATATATTTTGCGTTTGACGAAATAATTCAATGACGGCGTTGGCTATGTCTAAATCACGTTGTTTGGTGAATATCTTACCAACATTGTTTTCCCAGAAAGCAATCATGAGATTCATGAACTCCTTCATTTCAGCATCCTTGTAATATTTGTCTTCGGTTTGGAGTTGAACTGTATGTTCATCATGTTCTTCACCAATCTCAACATGTTGATTACGCCTCTTGTAAGTAGTATTGTTCAATGCAATGAGGTAATGTTTTGCTATGATGGAAAAATATGAGAAAGCCTTACCCTTGCCGGCTTCAAACTTGTGTATATTTGATACCAAATGGGCGACGGTTTCTTTTTGAACGTCCAGTGGACCTGTTTCAAAGTAACTGAACTTGAATGTATTAAATATATTTTCTACTAATTTTTCAAATGGATATTTGATTTTGGTATTATATATCTCTTCTCTAACAGGTTGTTCGGTAGTAGCATTATATGCAATAATAGAGTCTTCTGTATCTTTGGTAAAATACATCTTGTCAACAGATGTGCCCTTACCTCTTCTACCACGTTTTACTAATGTTTTTTCCGCTGGTGGAAAAGCGTGAGTAGGAACAACTTCTGGTGTTTCTACTACTACTACTGCTACTGCTGCTACCTTTGGCGCTCTTTTCTTATAATGGCGCTTTACAACTTTCTTGATTCTTTTCTTATAGTGACGGACAATCTTTTTACTTTTTCGACGGTGGATGATTTTCTTGTTACGGAGTTTTTTGTTCTTTTTACGACTGGATTTATGGACATGGCGGGTCTTTAGGACTTTTTTCTTCTTCATAGAAAAGTTTATTCTCCTTCTTCTGTAGTTTCTTCGGTTCTATCGTTGAGTTCTTCAATAAGCTCTTTCATGTCTTGAAACACTACTCCAACTTCATCGTCTTTTGAAAACATTTCTTTTTCGTCAAGAAGTTTCATGTGAGTCCAAGTTTTGAAAACCTGTGCTCTCCATTCGGAAATCCAACCCTCATAGAGTTCAACTATGGCAAGTTGTCGAAGTCCGGCTCTCCAAAGTAGGAAGTTAGCAACAATAGATGCTGTTAACAATACCGATAGTAATATAACTGTGATTAGCATATACGCTATTCTTCTTCAAAAACTGGTTCGTCCTGAAAATCTTGAACATATTCAAGTGCTTCGGTGACGGTATCCCAATCTTGTCTTTTTATGGCTTTATTTAACAGTTCCGCTATGTAATTTATATCAGTTTGATTCATCGTAGATTACGTTGAATGTAATCAGCGACATACATAGTTGAACAATTTTCAAAATGCCAATTTTTTAATGTGATAAGTGTAGTCCAGCATATCAGTGTTGGCAAGCGTTAAAGCTTGAACATTTGCTTAAAAAAATCAGATACGCCTCCACGTTCACTTTCCCTCACAGGCATGAAATCAAACTGTTCAGGTGGCGGCGACGCTGGGAGACTTGGTTTCTTCACTTCTGGTGCTGGTTCTGGCTGCGGTTCTGGCTGCGGTTCTGGCTGCGGTTCTGGTTGTGGTTCTGGTTGTGGTTCTGGAATAGGCTCTGATTTAGTTTCCACAGGCGGTTGTTTAACAGGTTCAGGTTGTTTAACAGGTTCAGGTTGTTTATCGAACACGGATTCATCCTCCTTTTTATAGACGGCCACGTTATAAGCCAGTATTAGACCAATAGCAAGCGGATCAAACACAAAAATAATCATTAAAATAAACCACCTAGCTACTTTGTCAAGTGACATACCTAAAGCATCAGCTACAAATTTGAAAATTTGAACATCTTTCTTTTCCGCCGTACCAAGTTTTAAAGCACTGGCACTGGCTATCAAATCGTCTTTCTTTTTATTTTCTTCTTTTATACTCTTATCCGTGTCGGCTATTTGTTCATTCAATTGGCGGAACAACATTGGGTTCCTTACAACAAATTCGTTCATCTGATTGGTATTCTGGGACGTTCTGAGAGCAATTAAAGTATCAATGATCTTTTGTGAGAATGCAATTTGTTGTTCTGTGACTTTGATTTTATCCTGCGTTACAGAATATTCGATGGATGATTTCTGATAGGCCGCAGATAGATACCCAAAAATACCCAATGAGGTTATTATCATCAAAACCACCGTGGCAACTGTTAGATACCCTTTGAGGTATGCCTTACATTTTGTCCAATAACGGTATAGGAATGTAACGCCAACCAGTTTACCTATCTCTAAAGAGGACGCCATAATAACTGTGGATAAGAAGGCACCAGCAAACAAGGTAGAAATACCGTAAACTGAGAAGAATGCTGCACACATCGCTATGAAGAGTGCCGATATGCCTAATATCCAAGGGAACTTGGATGTTGGTAGTAGTTTATCTTTCATGTAAATACATATAAATAAAAACTATTATATAGTAAATTTGTTATTAACTCTATCAAACCAAGCACTCTTTATTAAATGAATTCCATGTGAATAATTTCTGCCTTTACCTACTGAGTATTTATTTTCTATTACACCATCTAATACTTTTATTCTGTATTTGTCTTTGTTTAAAAGATAAAATTTGGTAAGCATAAAAGCACCTATTTTGTATAAATATTCATTCATCCTACTCTCTTTTTCATTAGTATAAAAAAGTTTATAAATGAACCCATCCGACATAGATTTACATAAATTGTAAAAAAATGGATTATCTTTTTCACCAGCATAAAAGAACGAATCAATTATAAATGGAAGGCAACCATCATAAAATCCTTTAGTACTATCACAAAGGAATACATCAGCATCAACCAAAACATCGTTTAATGATTTTTTCATAATTATATCTATATCAAGATAGATACCACCATATTTGAAAATATACAAAGGACGAACAAAATCATACTGCTCTATTGTGTTCAATGTATTATAAAACGAAGAAAATTCTGGATATATAGTATTTATAAATTGGTGATTTTCTTTAAGAGTCCATAGTTTATGTTCATATTCTGGATGATATTTTTTTACAGAATCCACCCATTGAATTTGTTCATTACTTAATTCGCTGGTTGTCCATGTTTGATGTATAATCTTTTCCATGACTATATATACGAATCATGAAATATATTTACTTTGTACACATTCCAAAAAGTGCCGGAAACTCAATAAAGAAATCTTTCTATACGAAATATGTGTATAAAAATGTCGATGTGTTCAATACGAACAATAAATTCTTAAATAAAAACCAAAGTTTAAAAGAGAATATCAATTTATATTTAAGCAAAATGAAAAGAATGCCAAAACCATTTGCTATTGACGACGATACTATCATGACTTGTGGATGGCATGAAAACATATATGACAAAATCAAAAATATATCACCTAGGTTCTGTTTTGCTTTCACAAGAAATCCTTGGGATAGAATAGTATCTACCTATTTTTATGCCCAGCAAAAAGATAAACCGTTTTTGAAAAATGATATATCATTTAGTCAATTTGTTCATTCCTTATACATCAATCCTAATTTTACACATGAGCTAGATGGTTATTTACTTCAGCCACAATTCAGTTTTGTATGCGACCCTAACGGTAAACTTTACACCGATTTTGTAGGAAAATACGAATCGTTACATCTCGACCTTGACAAAGTATGTGACCTTTTAAATATTGACAAATTAAATTTGAAGATGACAAATAAAAGCAATCACACTCTTTATTCAAGTTATTATACAGACAAAACGAGACTTATGGTAGGTAAACTATATGAGAAAGACATAGAATTATTCAAGTATATATTCTAGTTACTTTTTGTAAAATATTTCTATATTATTGTTCCATAAAGGAACTGACATTCCATGTTTTTCGCCATCGTAATAAGGAAATTTTTCAGTATCAAAATACTCCTTAATTGGAACCTTATATTTGGTTTGTAATCGTTTGGTTAACCACAAATACTCCTGAATAACTTTCTTATCCAAAAATGGATATCTGACTTGTATCCCCATAGACCCAAACTGGTTCTCATGCTCTGTAATATGTCTCTTAGCAAAATGTGGTCTAGCTACAAATCCCCACTCCGAATGTAATAATTGTCCTGTTATAGGCATCACAGGGTATAGGTCTTTTTTAAATTTTGCTGCATCGTATAAACCATCAGCAGATGACATTACACCATCATTTCCCATTCCTGAAATGTAAATTTTGAAATCATCATCGTGTGCTGCGCATGCTATTCTACCTTGATTAAGCACACCACCATCATCTAGTGTTAACAAATTATACAACTCCATCTTTTTAAAATCTTTTATAGTCCCCGATAAATCAACTTTACTTTTAATGGTTTCTATTATAGATAGTATGGTTTTAGCATCTTGATAAACTATTTCACAATCAAATTTTTTTACAACAAAAGTATTATGTATATACCTTTTTATAAACTCCAAATTATCCAATTTCATTTTGTTTCCGGCTATTTCTTTCAAAACTGATACGTCTTCGTAAATTAGTTTGGATGTAATCTGTTTGCCGGCTAACAAAAGCCTGTCTTTTATGATTTCCAAATTTTGCATTCCGACATGTGTATATGTAGTAAATTTTATATTATTTTTTGCCAGTAACGAATAAATGATGCCGCTATCATAACCACTACTAAGGCCCATACAAAAATTCTCATCGACCCTCTTTGTAAGACATTCTTTGAATGTAAATAACCAATCATGTGTACAATCTTTTCGTTCCACATAATCAAACGTATATAGTTGGCATTCTTCTTTCAACTGAAAATCGGATAACGAAAATCTCATGGTTCGGTTTGGATACATCCAGTTTATTTGATTGTGTCCTACTTTTTCCAGTGGCGTATAACACGACGAAAACCCTATGCCACCGTCCAAAGAATAATACATTGGCTTTAATTTCAAAGTATCTACAGACAAGAATACTGATTGTTTTTTATAGTCCACAATTCCAATCGCAAATTCACCATCCAAAAAATTGGAATATTTTATACCATGTTCTTTGTAAAGAGACAAAATATAATCAACATCATTTTTATAGGTATGATTGTTGTATATTTTACCAGAGAACATGCATACCACATCACCATCAACATGAGGTTGTTCTGGAACATTGCCAATTTTCAATAAATTGTGGATAAATGAATGTCCATTGATAATTTTAACATTTGTGGAATCTGGTCCTCTATATTTAAGATAACAATTTACATCATTAACATCGTTTATTTTTCGAGTCGTAAA